ATATCCCCCTCCGCAAAGGCAAGCAAAGCGTTGTCAATACCATTAAGGATAGGGGAATCATCATCACCAAGCGTAACCCATTTTAACTTTCCTAAGACAAAAAGTGTCCCAGCAGCATCGGGAACCGGAACTGGTTTCATTCGACAGTTACCACTTCCATCTTTAGGTAGGTTAATAAAGTTGGTTGGAGTAGCGCGTCTGGAAGAAACATTGTTCCAGATGTTAGGGTCTAGCTGGAAAAACGTAACCCACTCCTCGTTTAAAACATCAATCCCGTCAGTGTCTCCAGTTTTTGTAAACCGTATAGCTACCGGAAAATCGATCTTTGTGATCGGAGCAGAGGAGCTTTGGTAGAAAGTTATTGTAGGGGTGGAGTCTATAACTATCTCAGTGTCTTCAGCACTAACGGCTTTTGACGCAACGCCGAGAGTCTCGTCCCAAAGACCGCTGTCCCATATCATTTGGTATCGGCGGTTAATGAAGTCTTTGCAAACAGATACGGAAGAAGAATCCGTATCGGAAAGCTTTGTTGTTACAAAGTTAGATAGTTCTGTTAATGTCATTTTAGTTTATTCCATCCACTCGGTCACCCAATTACCCGAACGATCACTGCTCCAGCCGATCCATTTACTCCCTTGCCGCCACCACCGCCGTATGTCGAGTTTACAACCATTGAGTCCAAACTGATAGCACTTGGCTGACTTCCAGTGACTGATCCATTAGCTGCCTTTGTAGCTGACCCCTGCGTCCCACCTGTGCCGCCCGCACCTGTTAAATAGCTGCCAAACGAACTGGATGTGCCATCGGTTCCGTCATTCACTCCACCAGTTGCACCCGTGCCGCCCGTTCCTATGGTTACAGAAACACTCGTAACTGAAGTAACATCAATCCAATCTGAAACTGCTCCACCATTGCCGCCCTCACCTGTTCCAGAGCCGCCAGATTCATCTCCTCCACCACCACCAGCACCAACAACCATAACCTGAATAACCTTTGCTCCCGTAGGCTTCGTCCAAGTAGCGTTAGCTGTGTAGGACGATATCTCAGGAGTAACAAATGTTCCGTTAGAGGCTGAAGTAAGCCTGCCTTGAGCATCTACCGTAATGCTGGAGTGCGTGTAAGAACCTGCACTCACAGCAGTATCTGCCAACTTATCCGCAGTCACCGCATCGTCTGCTATTTTCCCAGTTGAAACTGAAAGGTCTGAAATAGTAGCAGCCGCAGTAACATTTCCGCTTCCGTCAAATGCAGGAGAAGTCCACGCAATATCACCAGTAGCGGCAATCGTTCTTCCTGTTGTTAACGTGTCAGCCGATCCGGTTACATTGCCAGTAACATTTCCGGTAACGTCTCCGGTAAGATCGCCAGTTACGTTACCAGTCACATTGCCAGTTACGTTTCCAGTTACGTTGCCAGTTACCGCACCGGAAACCCCTCCAGTAGCGGTAATTAAACCAGTAACCCCTAGAGTAGAATCGAAAGTTACAGCACCAGTGGCATTAAGGTCAGAAGCGCGAACGCCGCTTGTGGAAATAGAAAGGCCAGTGGCAGTCCCGTTGCCAGCAGTCACGCTTCTGTAGGTCGCATCCAGACTAGCGACATTTAAAAGTTGCGAGTAGGTACTGGCTACTGTTTGTCCGGTTAAGTCACCCATTGTATTAATTCCCTGATTCTAATTTTCTCTCAAGTTCGTTTATGTATCTTCCTAAATCTCTAATTAACGCAGCACCCTCATCCGTCGAGGTTGCCGTTTCCATTCCAACCGGATGGCTTTCCGCTATCTCCTGAAACCCGTTCAGCTTCACTGTCAAGCAGCCGCTGCTTGCGACGAACGCGAGCAGCATCAATAAGGTCGTCCACTTTTTTATCTTTGTCATCTTTTCGCTTCTGCGCCATTTGCGCTGTTGCTATATCCCCAAGAGACTCGACTGCATCTACCAGACGAGGTAGCGCAGCCAAGCCCTTGAGTGCTTCTAATATCATTTACCCTTCGCGGAATACTCTTTAAGAGCATCCACGATGCTTTGCCCACCAATGTAGGCTGGTACGATAATAATGACCGCACCAATCACGTTCTCTGCCACCGCTGGTGACAGGTTCAACCACTCAGTAGCCATAACGGTCAAAAGACCTCCGATGGCCATCCAGAGCTTTCTCGATTTTAGTTTATCTTTCATTGTTTTTTATCAGTTGTCTTATTTTTAAAATGATATAAACGAGTGAAGCAACTGAAATGCAAATATGGAGTACAGTATCAATCTCCAGCATCCAGTTACCCAAGCCACTCGCGGAGGCAAACCCCACTTTTACATCATTTAAATCAATCATTCTCTTCTCTCTCAAGTCTAGCAGCCTCTTCTTCACCCGATTCACCCTTGACCCAGCCGAGACTTTCCTCGTCCCAACTGTAAATTTCATCGTCATCTGGATACGGAACTGGTGCTTTCCAGTCCAGACTCAACTCGTCCAATTCCCAGCTTGGGAAAGGTTGAGGGGCGATAAAGGCATCCTTCTCCTCATCAAAATAATACCCCTTACCAGCGAACCGGAATCTGAAGTTCCCATTGTAGCTTGTTTGCTTCCAAGTGCCGCCGAGCAGTCTGTTACAAAACTCCGCGCCAATGGATTCAACCTCTTCAAATGTTGATGTGGCCGTATCTGAATCGTTCACCACGATAACTCGCTGAACAATCCCTTCGTCATTAATTTCTGCAAAGTGTGCCATTGTTATCAGGGAGGGGGAGGCCCGCCGCCACCGCCGGATTGATATTGATATCGAATTATTACTATGCCTGACCCACCAGCACCGCCCCCGCCGACATTTGAGCCAGTGGTACTCGCACCACCGCCACCGCCGCCACCAGTATTTGTTGTTGCGTTGGAACCATTTCCGGGGGCAGACATTGCAGCACCCGCTCCACCACCTGCTCCACCAAGTCCACCAATGTAATCAGAACGCCCATCACCACCGCCACCGCCACCGCCAGCATAGGCAGTAAGCGAGCCGCTTATACTATTATATTCTCCATCACCGCCAGCACCGCCATAGCCGTATCTTTCCACGCCGTCAACATCCTCACCAGCAGCAGAAGCACCACCGCCACCAGCGCAACCGCCTTGTCCGGCATCCCCGCCATCGTTTCCTTGGCCGGATGTCCCAGAACCGCCAGTACCGATGAGGCCGGAACCTCCACCGCTACCCCCGTCTCGCCCGCCGTCACTGTAAGCACCACCGCCACCGCCACCGTCAGATGTGATTGTGGAAAATACTGAATCACTTCCATCGCCCCCTTGGTTCTCGTAACCTGAACTAGCCCCGCCAGCACCACCGCCACCAACAGTAATTGTGTAGGATTGAACCGTAACAGCGAATCCAGAGGCAGCACGATAGCCACCAGCACCACCGCCACCGTGGTTGCCTCCACCGCCTCCACCAGCAACAACTAGATACCTAACCTCATCGTCAGTTGAGCCAGCGCAAGTTACCTGAAAAGTGCCTGAACCAGTGAACGTGTGAACCTTGTAATCCCCATCAGTAGTGACAGTGCCGCCAGTTGCTTCAATGTAGTCGCAACTAGGGCCAGCAGCAGCAAACCGATATGGATTGATAATGTTAGACATATCTATTTAGTGCCAATCAACCAAATCTTTAAGCCAGTAGCATCCGGTGAACCCGATGGGCCATTGATGTCTACCATAATGAATCCGTTTTCTGCGAGTGAAGTAACTGCGAGAGAAGACTTCGTTCCGTAGTAAGCATTTTGAGCAATGTTAAGGTCGCCTCCGCTAAACACAGTCGCACCAGCATTGGTTGGGTCAGTGGCGTGGTAACGAACATCAATATCCATACCGGATGAGTCAGACTCGGCCCCCACCAAGGAAGCCTTCACCTCGGTCAAAGTCATTGCTTCAGGAATCATAAACCGGACTTTGTTATCTGCTACGGTCAGCGCGGTTGTCTCATCCGAACAGGCAACCCCAATTTCAACAGGCAGGGTTCCTCCGAGTGTAAGGTTTCCGGAGCCAGTTACAGTTCCAGTTAGTGTTAAGCCGTTAACTGTTCCGGTTCCCCCAACACTGGTTACTGTGCCAGAATACTGGTCAGTGGAGTTGATAGTGACAGTTGTTCCGCTGACCGATGTGCTGACATTTGTGCCTCCGGTAAAGGTTAATGTCCCGCTGGTCGTTATAGCTGACCCAGAGCCACTGTCGGCTGCTGGTGTGATGCTCGTCACTGTTCCGGAGCCACCACCACCCGAAACCGTTTGCCAGCTACAAGTGCCGTCACCGTCTTCACGCAGGAACTTAGTACCGCCTGACTCGCCCGTGGACTTAACCTCTGTCCCCTCGATGTCAATGTAAGCACCATCGATTGCCGTTCCGTTCCATACTCCGGTAGCAATAGTTCCGAGTGTCGTAATATTGCTAGTTCCAGCCCAAGTGGAGAGTGCCGTGTTTTCTACACTGCCCAAACCTACATCCGAAGCAGTGGTATTGCTGTTTAGTAAGGTAGAAATACTGGTAAGCCCTGTTCCACCATTAGCTACGGGAAGTGTTCCAGTAACATCAGATGCTAGATTTACCGAAAGGGTTCCTCCCAAAGTTAAGTTTCCAGCAGTAGTTA